GTTGAAAGGAAAAATCTGTGTGAAAATCAAGCTAGAAAACAGGTATATCGTGCCGCTGGTGCCCTTTTTGCAAAACATGAAATTGAAGGGGGCTCAGAGCAGGGCGCGGTCAAAGTTTCTCTCGCTGGTGATGGGGGTTTACGGCTCCCTGCATGAGAGCGAGCTGGAATTGCTCAAGGAATATGCGGTGCTGGATGGTGACGGCGACCCCAAGGCCAATGAGGATGGGAGCTATTCCCTGCGGGAGGATACCGCCAAGGAATATCTTGCGGAACGGGAAAGACTGTTCTCCGAGGTGGCTGAAATTGAAGGAGGTACTTACACGGAGCACCTGGCCCTCATGCGGCAGATACTAGCCGAATATGACGAGGCGCTTGAGGGGGGAAACGCGGCTTTGTATGATGCGCTCTGCGACTCGTTCGAAGCCGTGCCGATGGAGGGAGGTGATACCCCTGCCGGAGGATGAAATCGTTCAGGAGGTCGGTATGACCAGTGTGGATTTCGAAATCCTGCACACCGAACCGGAGGAGAATTCCAGACCGCCTCCGCTTGAAGAACCAGAGCCGGTGGAGCCCACTGTGGAATCCCCGGACGCTTTTATCGAAGAAATCTTATCAATCATATCAAAAAATATCGAGCAAGGGACTTTGAAGGTGAATTCCGGATAGCCCCTTGTTTTTTTATCTTTACGTCATGAAGGGAATGGTTTTATTATGGAAAAAATATGGACTTGGCTGCAAATTGGCTTCGCCGCACTGGGCGGTTGGCTCGGCGTGCTGTTGGGCGGGCTCGACGGCCTGCTGTACGTGTTAATCACCTTTGCGGTGATCGACTACATCTCGGGTGTCATGTGCGCTGTGGCGGAACGGAAACTCTCCAGCGAGGTGGGTTTTCGGGGTATCTGCAAAAAAATCCTGATCTTCGCCGTCGTCGCGCTCGCCCATATGCTGGACGCCCACATTATTGGTACTATCGGGGTTGTCGGCGAGTATTCGGCCATCAGAAGCGCCGCGATTTTCTTTTACTTATCGAATGAAGGTGTGTCCCTGCTGGAGAATGTCACGAGGTTGGGCCTGCCGGTACCGGATAAATTGAAAACGATTCTGGCGCAGTTACATGGGAAGGAAGGTGCAAAATGAACTTACGGAAACTTATTCTCACGCAAAATGCCTGCTACAAAGCGGGTAAAGCCCTAACGCCGAAGGGCATTATGGTACATAGCACAGGCGCGAACAATCCCTGGCTGAAGCGTTATGTTGGCCCTGACGACGGGCTGCTGGGCAAGAATCAATACTCGAATCACTGGAACCAGGATACGCCGGACGGCAGGCAGGTCTGCGTCCACGCCTTCATCGGCAAGCTGGAAGATGGTTCCATCGCCACCTACCAGACCCTGCCCTGGACTATGCGCGGCTGGCACGGCGCATCCGGGCTGAAGGGCTCGGTCAACGATTCCCATATCGGATTCGAAATCTGCGAGGACGGTTTGACCGACGCGGCGTATTTCCGCAAGGTGTGGAACGAGGCGGTGGATCTCTGTGTCCACCTCTGCAAGCTGTACAACCTCGACCCCATGAAGGACGGCGTGGTCATCGGCCACTACGAAGGTTACGCGCGCGGGATCGCCAGCAATCATGGGGACCCGAAGAACTGGTTTCCGCGTTTCGGGGAGAGCATGGACAGCTTCCGGGCCGCGGTCAAAAAGGGGTTGGAAGCGGCGCCCATCGCGGCGCCGTCCGCTCCTTCCCCGGCGCCCAATCCGGCGCACACAACTCTGTACCGTGTCCAGGTCGGGGCTTTTTCCGTCAAGGCCAACGCGGAGGCCCTGCTCGCCAAACTCAAGGCAGCCGGTTTCAGCGATGCCTACATACGGACTACGTAGCTTGTCCTTTAGGAATATAGTACAAAGCCCGTCGTTTCAAAGCATATATTAAAATACGGAGGCGGGGCTTGTCCCCACCTCCTGCTTTGATAGCGGACAAAGACCAATTGCCGCCCGCTATTTTTTGAACTACCGTATGCCATTATTTCTCAAGCATACCCTGAATCCCGAAAAATATCGGATAAAAAATATCGAAGAATATGTTGAAGAACCACGTAACCACGCCGCGTATGGATTCAAAAACACTGCTGCACAAAGTGGCGTCCTTGGCCTTGATGCCGTAAATCTCCATATCCTGCACGCGGGCGACGCCGTCCGCGCCGGGATCATCAATCAACAGCCGCACATAGCGTGCGCTGTCGGCCTTAGCCTCGCGGTAGGCAATGGCATCGCTGTTGTTTGTAACTGTGTCGATGGTTCTCCAGTTCTCGCCGTCATTGCTGACCTGCAGCCGCCACGCCTTTGTGTTCAGCGTGCTGTCTTGATAATTCGTTTCGGCGTTCTTAAGCACATAGCGGTTGATTTTATACTCCTGACCGAGATCGACGCTTAGCCAGTTCCCGCCTTCAGCCTCCCAGCCCGTGGTGAAGGAGCCGTCAAAGGCATTTGCTGCGTCGCCGGCGTTGGCTGACGCGTTGGCATTCTGCCGTAGCGCCGCGTTGTAGGGCTTGTTGTAGGCCTCGTTGATCAGCATCATAAAATGATCGGGGCGGACAAACTCAAAACGCCCGGGGAAATCCCGCTCCAGGTCGTCACGTAAGTTTACGTAATCCGGCACACCCACAAACCAGACCTCCACCTGACAGGCATAGAACTGCGCCTTGGCCTGGGGAAGCTTCGCGGCGGCGGAAAGCGCCCTTTTGATATTATCCGTACTTTGCTCATAACCCATGCCCATGATGGAGGTAATATTGTCTGAGCCCAGCCAGATCATGGGCTTATCTGTGCTACTGTGCCGTATTTTGGGTATATGCAGACCCTGAGTCGTCACACCCAGCAGGGAGGGGAATTCCGACATAAACCACTCGGATTTTCTGCCGCCAAGTTCGTGCCAGACGGTGATGACGTTAAAGGCGCTGCGCTCAAAGTAATCGTTGGTCAGCCTGCCGTATTTCCGGCTGAAGGCCTCGTCTGGCCACTCAAAGGAGGTGGAATATCCCAGGCCGGAGGGGCCGCAGATCAGCACGTCGTTCTCCGTTGCGGTCTTATAATAGTAATTCAGAATCTGGGGGCCCGCGTCCAGCATAACGGGGCTTGCCGTCCAGGCTATGGGCATTTTGCCCCTGTCAGGGCTGTTCCAGAGCCTGTCGATCAGCATTGCGCCCTGGTCGTACTGGATGTTGTCGCCGTCGCTCATGATAGCGCAGACGTATATCTTACTGTTGTCAAGCTCCGGCTTGGCAGGCACTGTGGGGATACTGAGCTGCTTTGACATGCCTGAATACACGGTATAGTTCAGGTAAAAATCGCTGGGGACAGTGGTCACGCCGTAGGAAGATGCGAAGGAGATTCCCTGGGACTCGTTTGGCCACCAGCCTGTGTAGAACGTGTCCAGGGGCGCCGTGTCGTTGAAGAACAGCTTCAGCAGAGCCCGCTCGGCCGGTACGGCGGCATCCAGCCAGACAACGGGAGCTTTGACCGCCACGGAAAGATCGCGCATATTCATGTGGCCGTCGAAGCTGCCATCTTCTCTTTTCTCTACAATGAGGCCGCTGACTGTTTTTTTGGTATACTGCTCGCGATAATTGTCGTAAAGCCAGCGGTAGGCACTGAGCTTATCGGTAATTTTTTCTTCATTCCGCAGGTCAAGGACGACGGACAGGTTATATGGTGTAGCAGAGAGTAAATCCGCAAGTTGCGGCGTAACCGCCAGCGAATCTTTTATGCCTGCGAGTGTAGTAGCGACATTAGCGGTTTCAGGAATGTCAGGGTTCCAGACAATGAGGCCTGCCAGTTCGTCGTGGTATTTTTGAACTCCCTCCAGCCAGTCTAGGAGATAGACATATTGTAACTCCAGCAGCTCCGGCCATGTGTCGCGTTCTTCTTCCTCGGTATTCCGCAGCAAAATACGCGGTTGAGAACGGTTGACTATGCCCTGCAGGGATGCGGTTGCAAGGGCTTCCGCAAAGGAAAGTTCGCAGGTGTCGATGGCGTCGAGCGTTTCGGCGAGGGCGGGAAACTGAGGCATTGCCTGGCCATCTTCCCACACGTAGGCGGCAGTGAATGTGCCTGTAACAGCGGCAGCACAGACCGGCAGCATCAGGCTGATTACCAGCATGACGGCGATGCGTTTGGCTTTGCGTTTCATATTGTGCTCCTTTCGAATGTAAGAACCGTTGCAATCGAATGAATTTTTCTCGTAAATTCATCCTGTTCGCGCTATGCCAGCGTGTTCTAAAATTTTGCGCTTTCAGTGTAGCACATTTATAAATTTTGAGCAATAGATTCTGTAGCAAAACAAGTAAACACACTTTGCCCCTTGCTGTGATCGCGAGGGGCCACTTTTTTTGCCTTAGAGGAGGGCCTAAATGACCGACACCCAAAAACAGCAGATCGCAATCATGCGTGACAAGGGAAAGAGCTTTACGGCCATTTCTGCCGCGCTGGATATGTCCGTAAATACCATAAAATCCTACTGCCGCAGGAATAACCTCTGCACAGTTTCCCCAGAAACCATTATACCCCAACCAACTGCCCCTGACAACCTCTGTCCCAACTGCGAACGCCCTTTGTTGCATATTCCCGGGAAAAAGAAGAAGCGCTTCTGCTCGGATACCTGCCGCATGGCCTGGTGGAACGCCCATCCCGAAGCCGTGAACCGGAAAGCCATCTATCATTTCAGCTGTCCTGCATGCGGTATCGCGTTTGAAAGCTACGGCAACGCCCATCGAAAATACTGCTCCCGCACCTGTCTCGCGGCCGCGAGGAGGGCACCATTATGAGTCGTGAAGAAGCAATTCTGCGTTACAAAGCAGCCATGGCGGTGTGTAAATGTTGGCTTTCCGGCGGGGTTATCAGTGCTGATGATTTCTCCATAATCAGCACAAGACTTGCGCAGAAGTACGGATTATCTTCGTTTAGTATATATATCGATTATTAGTTGCATTGTGGGGACTTGTATGCCATTATTGAGTAGGCTAAACGCCCGGAGAGGAGAGATTTACCTTGGCCAGAAAGATCATAAAACTGGATATGCCGATGGTGGCGCCGACCAAGAAGCGGGTAGCGGCCTACGCCCGCGTGTCCTGCGGCAAGGACGAGATGCTGCACTCCCTGGCGGCCCAGGTGAGTTGTTACAGCAAGCTCATCCAGAGCCGCCCTGACTGGTACTATGCCGGTGTCTATGCGGACGAAGCCCTGACTGGGACTAAAGGCAGTCGCCCGGAGTTTCAACGCCTGCTGACGGACTGCTGGGCTGGACTGATCGATGCCGTCATTACAAAGTCCATTTCGCGCTTCGCACGGAACACCGTCATGCTGCTGGAAACTGTGCGGGAACTGAAAAGTCTGGGCATCGGGGTCTACTTCGAGGAGCAGAACATCGACTCTATGAGCGCGGATGGAGAGTTGATGCTGACGATTTTAGCGGGCTACGCGCAGGAGGAGTCACGCTCTGTTTCGGAAAACTGCAAATGGCGGGTCCGCAAGAATTACCAGGAGGGCAAACCAGCCAACCACATCCGCATATACGGCTATGATTACAACAATGGCGCATTGACCATCATCCCAGAGGAGGCCGAGGTGGTGCGGATGATATTTTCCGACTACCTCGGCGGCATGGGCAAAAACGCCATCATGAAGAAGCTGGTACGGTTCGGCATTCCCACTAAATGCGGCGGTCGCTGGAATGAGAGCACGGTACAGAGTATCCTGACCAATGAAAAATTCATCGGGGATTTATGCCTACAAAAGAAGTTCGTCGCCGACCACATCAGCAAACGCAGCGTCTGCAACACCGGCCAGCTTCCTAAGTACTATATCGACGACAATCACGACGCAATCATCGACCGCGCTACCTTCGAAGCAGTGCGGGCAGAAATGGCGCGCCGGGCGACAAAGACAGGCACCTCGGCTGCACGAATTTCCAGTGAATTCAGCGGCATCATCCACTGTGACCGGTGTGGGGCGCATTTCCGTCGGAAGATTAACAACATCGGCACCAAGTACGAAAAGGTCAATTGGGCCTGCGCCACATTCACCCAGCGTGGTAAGCACGAATGCCCGGCCAAACGCATCCCGGAGGATATCCTCAAAGCAAAATGCGCAGAGGCATTGGGAATCACTGAGTATAACGCCAATGTGTTTATATCCAAAATCGCCGCCGTCCATATCCCGGATGACGGCGTTTTAATTTTTGTATTCCAGGATGGTTCAGAGCGGAAACTCACCTGGGAACACCCTTCCCGCAGCGTAAGCTGGACGGATGAAATGAAGGCAGCGGCCAGGGAAAAAGCGAAGGAGGTACGCGTAAATGCCTAGTGTACGGATTATGCTGTCGTCCCACTTTTACGAAAGCCGGGACGGCAGCACCGGCGGCTTCTTTGCGGATAACACAAACGCGGCGACACAGGTGTGGCAGACGGTCCACCGGCTGCTTGCAATGAATAAAGCTTGGCAGGTGTAACAATGAGTTTTGGGAAACTGAATCAGCAAATCAAAATTATATCTTCTACGCCTGTAAAAGACTCAGAGGGATTTTCCACCCCCACCGATACCGTCCTCGCTACTGTCCGAGCCTATTGTGAACCGAGAAACAGCACGGAAAAATGGCGCAACAGTGCTGTGTTCGCAGAGGCCTCGGCGTTGTTCCGGCTTCGGACCATTCCCGGTCTAACCATAGACACCACAATGCATATTCTCTGCGGAGGAGACCGTTATAACATCATATCCGTCGAAAACGTGCGCGGACGTCAGATGTATTATGAAATTTTGGCTGAAAAGCTGAAGCCGACTGTGAGGTGATTATCATCGCGCGCTGTTTATTCACGATGCCGGATGAATTTTTACAGAAGATTTCTGCCCTGGGCGAAAAGACGGATGAAATCGTGCCCAGAGTGCTGGAAGCGGGCGGCAAGGTCATGTACGCACGGGTCAAGGGCAACCTGCAGGCGGTCATCGGCAAAACAAAGTATCCCTCCCGCGCCACGGGTGAACTGCTGAACGCACTAGGTGTTTCCGGGGCTCGGATGGATCGGGAGGGCAATTACAATGTAAAGCTGGGCTTCGCCGAGCCCAGAAGGGACGGCAGCTCCAACGCGAAATTGGCGAACATTTTAGAATACGGAAAGCACGGCCAGCCCGCCAAGCCGTTTCTAAAACCCGCGAAGTCTGCGGCAAAAAACGAGTGTATCCAAGCCATGATAGATACTCTCCGGCAAGAGGTGGACAACATATGATGACTTTCCTGGAAGAACTGGATACCCTCATCACCGGGTTGGGCCTTCCCGTGGAGACTGGCG